CTTGTCAACAAACCACTCCAAAGTATAACGTCCTACAGCACGATCACGTTGCCTTTCTTTAGCCTCATCACTATGCTTTTTACCGTGCATAGGATTTTTAGCTCCTAGATTAATATCAGATAGTAACTGACGAGTTTCTTCTTTATCAGGATTATGTGTAAAATTATCGCCTCCACTTGCGGTTGGGGTAATATTATAACCTATATCACGCATATAGGGTTTAAACATATCTAAATAAAATTGTTCTCGTTTAAACAATTCACATTCTATTACATTTTCTAATATAATAAATTCAAAACTGTTTTCCCCGTAAAAATCCCAAGCGTGTTGTAATTTAGGATTCTTATGTTTATTCTTTTTTAAATCATTTTTATGTTCCCACCAACGACGATCAATATCTTTAGCAGAACCAATATAAAACTTGCCATTCTTAACATTTGTAATTTTGTATATACCACTTTTCATATAATATAAGTATATACAAGTTCTATGGTAATGTCAATTATTTTTTATTAGTGCAAGAAAAAACCCCAACTTTCGTTGGGGTTTTTGAGTTATTTTATTTCTACTAAGTATTATACGGTATCGAGATCGCCGATAATAACTTTTCCATAGAACTCTGGGCGCACTACCTTCTTAGCGTAGCGGGTCATTACGCCTCTACGTGGAGTGAAGTTCACTGGATCATAGACCAATGGAGTTTGGATTAGTGGGATATATGGAGCATATACAGCACCGGTTTCTAGGAAGTTGTTTCCACGGAAACCAACCAATACTACGTTATCGGTCATGTATGGGTTCTTGTAAACTTGGAAGCGAGAAGCAAAGCTACCAACGCGGCTTACGCCCATTGCGAACTTAGCTTGATCACCATCAGTGTTTACTACATATCCTGGGATTGATTCTAGGATAGTTGCAACGTCTGGACTTACGACCAAGAAGTTTGCACCACCACGTAGGGTCAATTTTTGGATTGTGTTAGATACCTTTTGGATCTTGTTTCCAAGAGTTTGGAACCAAGTGCTCTTTACGTAAGCAGTACGGTTTGGTGAACTGTTTGCATTACGTGTGAAGATTGCTTCACCAGTAGTTGCATTCAATCCCTTGCTGAATTCAACACCGATTTGGGCGGACCAAGCTTCGGTTGTTATGCCTTGAACGGCTTCGTTCAACATGTCTAGGATTTCAAGATCGATTTCCATAGATACATATTCACTCAATAGAGCAGTAAGTTCTGCTTCTGCGTCGATGGAGTGATATGCGTTCAAGTCTTGAGCCAATTCTGGGGTCCAGACTGCTTTCAACTTACGGGTCTTAGCAACGATTGGTTCGCTGTTTAGTACCAAGTTTACTTCTGGGATACTGATATCAGTATCGATGCTTTGTGTAGGAACGTTACCAGCGGTACCGGAACCTTCACCTGGGGTCTTACCAGCTTCGAAGTCACCACGTAGGTTATCGGTAGGTTGTAGACTATAGATCAACTTAACGTTGCTTGCTGCACCACCGAATGCGCTATTAGAAGCGGATACGATATATACGGATTGATAGAATGGATTGCTCAAACTACCAGTGTTAATTGCTTTTGAATAGGTGTTCAATACCAAACCATTGCTTCTTAGAGAAGTTGGTGCAACTGAACCTGAAATCAAGTTGAATGAACGTACTGCGTTCAAGTCAACGTTGTACATATATCCTTGACCAGCAACACCAGTGGTGTTGTCGTCGTGGTTCAAGATAACCTTGAACAACTTCTTAGCTACGACAGATGCGCTTAATTCAGCAGCAAATTGAACGTCGTTCCAAGAAGCGGTTTGGATGGTGTTACCAGTTGCGGTTGCAGTTGCACTCTTAGCTAGGGTAATAGCAGAGCTACTTACTGGACGAACTGAATAAGCAAAAGCACCTTGACCGTATAGACCACGTACTGCGTCATCAGTTGAACCCAACTTCTTACCTGTACCACCAAACAAACTGTCGTTCAATTGCTTACCTGCACGGGTAGTTACGGAACTACCGTTGTTCAAGTTACGCAAATCACTACCAGGAGCGGTTGTACCATACTTGAAGTCTAGATAGAAAATTAGACCAGATGGTAGATTCATTGGTTGTACGCTGACGAATTCCTTAGCGGCGATTTCAGCGAATACACGACGTACCAATGGTAGAGCTACACCAGCCCATTGTTCTGAACTGGTAGAGGTACCGGTGGTGGTTGCTTCGTCAAGCAATTGTTTTGCTTGGTTTTCCAATAGGATTGACATATGTGCTTTTTCAACACCTTGGCAACCTTCTAGGAGGCCTGTCTTTTCCCACTTGGATTGTAGTCCACGTGTTTCAGCCATCAATTTGGCTTGTGGATTCATATTTCCTGTCAATAGACTTTTTACATCCATACTCATATTTTTGTTTCTTTCTATATTAATTACTGTTAGGTTTTTACTCGCAAACTAATTACTTCTTGATTCCTGCGAGTTTTTGGAATCTTGAAGGCATCACTTCAGCTTGAGGTTCTACAATGGTAGAGTCAGGCTTTGTTGATGATACTGGTTTGCTTGCCAAACCTTCGGTGATAGTTTGAGCAGTTGTATTGGTCTTTTTCTTGACAACTGATGCACCGGAATTAATTGATTCGGCTAAAACTGTATATGCCAACTTGACTTCGCGAATATTCTTGGTCAAGTCGAAAGTGTTGATGATCTTAAGTTTTTGATCTTCGTTCAAACTCTTACCCTTGAACAACTTGTTGGTATAAAGCAACTTAGCATTCAATAGGTTGGTTTCTGCTAGAACGCCCTTCATGAACTTTACAGTACTTAGAGCTTCTGACAATTGTTTCTTTAGAGTTTCGTTTTCTTCGTTGATAGCTACTAGAGCTTCTGCCATTTCTTCAGAAGTTACATCATCTTCTTCAGCTGCTTCGGCTACTGGAGAAGGAACTTGACCTGGAGCAGCAGGAGCTGGTACTGGAGCAACAGGCATTTCAGCAGCAGGAGCTGGTGCTGGAGCTGGGGTTGCTTCTTCAGCTTCTAGTTCAGCTAGAAGTTCATCTAGACTGATTTCTTCATCTACTTCATCTTTAGATTCTGGTTCAGATGATTCCTTAGATTCACCTTCAGAAACTTCGCCTTCTAGTTCTGCTAGAATTTCGTCTAGCTCTTCACTAGTTACTTCTGCACCTTCTTCGACAGCAGCTTCTTCTTCAAGCTTTACGTCGAATTCTTGTTTGCCAGCTGGAGTTGTGTTTTTGTTTGCAACTGGTGATGGTTTGGTTGGATGTTGTTTAGATGCAATGTTACTGTCATCTTTACCGATGTTGGAAGATCCAAGTTTTTCTTCAATCTTGCCTTCATCTGTGGTGGCTTCTTCAGCCATTTCTTCCTTGAGCTTTTCTGCGAACATTTCTTTCATGCTTGCAGCAAAGTTTTCTTCAAGGAAAGTTTTTGCATTTGCCAAAGCTGTTTCGCGTACAGCCTTTGCGTCTGCAATGCTTTCTTTTAATAGATCGCTCATAATTATATATCTGCCTTTCTTATTGTTATTTGTTGGTGAAGCTATTGAAGAACTCCAAAGAAGATAAAATGATGTGACATCAAAGAATGATGTATTTGAATAATAAATATAATATAAAACTGAAAGAAGTGTAAATAATTTATATTTATTGATATATGCCTGCAAAAAGCGAAAAACAAGCAAGACTTTTCAGACTCGTAAGAGCACTACAAAAGGGTGGAATTAAATCCAAAGAAGTATCTCCACAAATTCGTAAAATGGCTCGTACTATCAAACCAAGTAGTGTTAAAGACTTTACCAAGGTAAAAGAAATTATTCAAAGACTAAAAGAAAATGAATATAGTTTGAGTAAAATGAAAAAGGTAAAGGGTGTTAGTCTTAAACAACATTTAATGAAACAAGTTGGATTGCCATTTGATGAAAAGGAACTTGAAATATTTCAAAGTAAACAAACTGGTTTTGCTGGATTTGGTAAAACTACTTTTAAAAATAACAAAACCAACAACGAAATTTATACTGAAGTTAGTAGTAATAATACAAATAAAAAGTTTGTATTTAAAAAATTAGTGGATAGTAATGATGGTAGTTACAAATATGCATGTTTTGTACAGAGATCGTTTCCAGATAAACCCGAAAAAGAAATATTGGATTTATTAAGCAACAGTTTTGATAATAAAGACGTTGCCGAAAAAACTAAAACATTATCAGACTTCATTGACCGCATCAACACAACTCTAGGATCTATTTAATATGCCATACAATTTCAACCCAAATTTTAATAGACACATGAATCAACCCAAGGATAATTACAAAAATATCAAACGAAAGGGTGATGAAAATCCATATTCTAATCCAGATGTACGTGCAATGAATACCAATTACAACAATTACAAGAGTCCTAAATTGGTTAATTTTTTAAACAACGATAATTTCGAAGAAGATGTTAAAATGTACAAGTTGGAAGATTTGGATCATCCAAACGGATGGAACTTTTCGGAATTAGATATGTTGGGAGAAATGAATTTCAGAATTGATGACGACTACAAAATGTTTAGTGAAATCGAAGTGCCATCTCTTCAATTAGAAAATGAAAAAATAAAAGCCTTCGTCTATAAAACTGACGAAGGCTATGTGTTGGAAACCAATCGAAAATACGTTTTTGAAACGTTTAATAAATTGTTAGAATATATCGATTCTATCCCAATGAAGCAATACTAACCGAGTTTGGTTGTGCTTGTGTTTGAAAAGCTTGTGGAGCTTCATTAACTTGATCCGCAATTTCAAAATATCTCTCTAAACGACGGCCAACTTCTTCATACAACATTTCAAGTTGTTTTTCGATGGCTTTCATTTTTTGAGCTTCTTCGTACATCTTTGCGGCATCACGTTTGATTTCTTTCATATCACGTTCTACCATTTTAGCTTCCATCCAATCACCACATTCCTTCAAAGCGTATCTTTCGGCTAAATTGACAGCTTCCATGATCTT